CCATACACAGAATGACTAACACTGTTAAAAATTTCTTCATAGTTAAATCCTCCTATATAAATTTAAAAGAAAGGGAGAGTATCAAACTCTCCCTAGTAAAACTAACAATTACGCTCCGTATACTTTATAAACAATAATACGGTCTGCATCCAAAATGGCATTCGCATGGTACACCTTATAACCAACAGTCGCCCGTTGATTCAAAGGATCTTCCGTACCACCAGAACCCAACTGCTTGATGATCATTTCCAAGCCAGCCGATTCAAGATCAACAATACCATAAGAATTTTTACCGACAATAATATTCTTATAGACGTTACCATTCGGCGCATCTTCAGTACGAATGTGCGTGGAACGATAAAGATCCACACCCAAAATATTCCCAATAAAACCCTTCTTTACTTGGGATGCACTGGTGTTCGCAGAAATCTGCAACACTGAATCCGCAGAAGTTTCACCCAAAAGATCAAATTCCATAATAGGGTGAATAATACCTTTCAAAAGACCATCATCAAAAGGCTCAACATCTGCAGCATGCAGAGTTTTAAGAAAAGCACGAAAGTCAGCAGTTGTCGCTGTATCCGTACCAGCTTGCACTTTAGCAACGGAATCATTGTTCGCAGCATCAGCATACGCAACCGTTCCACCAGCATCAAGTGTATTTCTTACAAGAGCATCTAAACTCTTACCAGCAGCATAACCAAGCAAATCAACCATATCTTTCATCTGGTCATTAATGGCTACAAGATCAAGGAAATCAGTCGTAGTTGCATACTGCCCATACCCTGCGATAACCGCCGTAACCTGTGCGCTTGACAATGAAACTCCGTCAGGACTTTCACCTTCCGTCAACGCTACAACACTTTCAGACAAGTTAGCCCAACGAGTCCACGTAACAGACTTACCCATATTCTTACCGAGTTTCTGTTTTTTCGCAAATTTATCAAAATGAAACTTAACCAATAGACGATCTAAAAACCGCTTTTCCAAATAGGTCATTAAATGTGTACTATGGTCAGTAGTATTCTGTGCATTTAAAAGCATCTCTATATACCTCCAAGTATATTAATTAGATTATTTGTGAGGAAGTCTCTTTTCCATTTCCTCAAGTGACAATGATTTAAACTCATCATCGGTCATACCTTTTGACGAGTTAGACGATTTAGTAGAACCTTGCCCAACACTAGCATTTTCAATGTTTTTAGCTCGATTCTTTTTCTTCGTACTCTTTGTATCTTTTTCAGACTTTGAGCGAAGCTCTGAAACTCGATCAAGATTATCCAGAATAACTCTTTCTTTAATCTGCTTAAACGCATCTGGTGTAACTCTAACAAGTTCTTTCACAGCTTCTTCATTAGCAGTAATGTACTCTGAAATTTCAGGCTCTAATTCCTTAAGATCAGATTCAAGAAATGCATCTATATCTGCTGAAAACTTTTCTGCATTTCCTTCAGTTTTTGACTGTTGTGCATCCTGCTTTAAAGGATCAAGTTCTTTTTGCAGCTCTTGTTGCATACGTTCAAAAAGTTCATTTCCGAACATCTGAAAAAGTTTAGCTGCTTCAGGATTCTTTTCCTTCATTTCGTCTATAATAGACTGTTTTACTTCATCATCCTTGTCTGTATCTCCTTGGACAGTTTTCTCTAGTCTATCAAGTCTAGAAATCAAGGCTTCATTTTCACCTTCTAGCTTTTTAAGTTTCTGAGAACGTCTGGTAAATTCAGATTCAAGTGACTTATAGTTTTTTCTCAAAGTCGAATTATCCGCTTCATCATCATCTGCTTCTTCTGCTTCAGAGGACTCCGACTCTTTATCTTTTTTCTTATCTTTTTCTTCTGAGGATTGATCAGTTTCTTCAGATTTATCTTTCTCGTTATCTGTTTCTTCTTCTGATTCCTCTTCCGAATCACCAGAATTCTCTTCCAGTTGGTCTTTCTCTTCTTTTTCGCTTTCCACTTTCACTTGTACTCCAGCTTTCAATTTCACTTCTTGTTCATCAAGTGACAAGGCAGAAAACTCTTCAGAAGTCAAAGACTCCTTCTTAGTTTGTTCTGATTCTTTCTCCATTTTGTGTCTCCTTTTGGATATAACGCTGTTTTTCTTTCACCTTATGGTCAAAGAACTGTAAGAGCTTTGTCAATTCATTCTTTCTTGAAAGTAAATCACGTATACGATTTGTACTTTCTGCACTAAAATCTGTTGACAAGCTATCTACTTGTATCGAGTAGCGAGTAATACGCTTCTCTAATTGATCTATAAAGACTCTAAAATCTTGGTTGGAGACTAACTTAGACCAAGACTCTAACTCCATATACATTTCATCAAATACTTTTTTATTGGACACTTTGCCCTCTATTGTTCGTACTACGTTGTAATTCTGTTACCATTGAAAGTGCCATTAGACGTTGAGCAAGTGCATCTAATAAGTTACGTTTGACATTTTCAGGTAGATCTGCTACTTCAATTAATTCTTTAAACTGCTCAAGGTATCTAGGATCTTCCATATTTAATTGTTCTGATCCTTTAACTAATGTTTGATATGCTATGATAAAAGCAGGATGGTCATCCTCAAAGTTAATTTTAACTTTTTTACCTTGTGAAAGAAGTTGTACTTCTCCTTCAGGAGTTTCTTCTAATTCAGCATTTTTATCTGGAAATATCTCATCTACAATATCCCCAAAACCTAAGAGTTTAATAAACTTAGTTAATAGGGGCATCGGATTAAACCCTAATTCTATGTACGGGGTTAAATTTTGCAATAAGATGTTAATAGCATTAATCTTAAAACCCTTCTCTGCTATATCTCTAATACCTGTAAAATTAAAATCTGGTGCTGCAATCTTTTCAGGTTCAACATTAACTAGACCTTTTCCTACAATATCAATCTCTCTACCTTCAGGTAAGAACTGTTGATCTAGCATCCAAAAGAACTCTACTAATTTCTTTAGGCAATTCTCAGAAAACTGTACTGCTACAAGTTCAAATCTTTCTAGTCCACTACTCATAACAGTAGCTACACCAGCAGCAGTTCTTTCTAGAGAAGTTTTTTCTGGAGTACCACCTAGTAATTTACTTGCACCTGTACTGTCCTCAATATCTTGCTTAATACTCTCTTCAGCCATACGAGCAGATGCAGAAAAGTCAGAAGTTGCGACTTCTGCTAAACCATTAATATCATCCATCTCAATAACAAGTTGATTAATATCTTCTAGTTGTGAAACATTTACACCTGCATTTCTATCTAACTTCCACTTCTTTTTAAGGATAAAGGATCTTAAATCCATAAGTTGATTCCTTAAGGTATTAAGTTCAGCCTGAAGAGGAATGTTTACACTCATTAAACCAAGCCCATACAATTTTCCCTTCATTGTAATATACCTTCCAACTATATAAGGTTTATCTTGATGATCAAAAGGATTATCTATAATACGAAGAGTAACAGCAGTACTATTTACTGCATTACCACTAGCTGCAACTTCAATAAGAATATTATCTACCATTGTTTCATCTTCTTTATCTTGCATACTACCTGTCATAAAATACTTTGGTACGGCTCCCCAGTACTCATACTTTACAATTTTTTGTTCATGTTCCCCATACTTATGATTCTCAAGACCAGCAATTGCTTCAGCATCTTTATTTTCTTGCTGAATATCTTGTTTAAAAAACATATTTTTCAATAGTTTTGTATTTCGATATATACCAATATCTTCTCCATTTTCATTCTTCCTTATTTCTTTATCTCTAAGTTCTTGGTAATCGACTACCATACGTTCTACTACAGATCCTTTTAATTCATGGTCTTTAGGATCAGCAAATATATCTCTTATCTCTGGAGAATAAAAATCAGGATTGTCATATACTGTTGTCCACGCAGCTTCTCGTTTACCATCCGCATCTCTTACGTAGCGTTTCTTCTCTTCATATCTCCAGTAGGGCTTAATAAAAATTGTACCATATATACACAAGGAACGATAAATAGGAATAAGTTTTGATTTAACCTGTACATCTTTAAACTGTTGTTTGATTAGTTGTGCAAAGGCTTCTGCTTGTTCTTCCAGTACTTCATCTTTAGGATTTTTAGATTTTACACCAAAAAACTCCCCATCAGAAGGAAAATTTGTTTTATCCATCTTAGGAACTACTCTTTCGACAGCTTGATGGAGGGCAGGTACTCTTACTTTCGACATTCCATTATAGAAATCTTCTACATCATTGTAGTAAGCTTTTTCAAAAGCTTCCCATTCTTTATATAAATTAGCATCTTTTCTTAACTGATGATAATGCCTTACTGTTTTCATAACATAATTTGCAATGTCAACATCCAGAGTTTCTTGATTAATTTTTGTCATATTAGTATCCTGTTATGTTATCCTTTTTATTTAAATTTGATTTTTTACTTACTACATCAATGCTGACTCTAGGAGTCTTTCTCTTAAAGCACTGGATGATAAGGGCTAATGCCATAACGCAATCGTCATAACAGCCACCTAACGCATTGGTGTGTCCATTCTTATCATATACGTATGTAAGTAACTCGTCAATAGTGTCATGGTCGTTTAATATTAAGTGACCATCATTTATAAAAGTAGCAAGGTCTTGTATCATGATGGGTTTAGTTTTTAGGTTAGTGTGCCATCCATACATTTTTACCTTGCTTGGAATCCCTGTATTCAAATCAGTAGTCAAATTATAATAGCTAAATAAATTTCTGTACTTATAATGATTACGTATACGGTTAGTTACCCCAACCCCATGATTATTTCTCTCTGGAATAATCCATGCTCGATTAAAAAATTTAGCTATATCTACCGCTACATCTGCCAGCATCTCTGGTGCTATCTTTGCTTTGAATACCGCTACCTGTTCACAGGTACGGTGATCTACGATCTGGATCACGGAGTAATCTCCCTGCTCCAATCCTTCAGCAGGATCTATACCAAGTATATAAAAACCATCGCTTACTGCCTTTTTATCTTTAAAGATTACTAATCTTCCATTAGCTCGTATCTGGAATTGACCATTAATTATCTCGCCACGCCGAAACTTATTCTCTAACTGACTCTGCCTCTTTAGGAGTTTATCAGCATTAAATACATTTCTTCCAGTTAGCTTCGTATAACGTCCTAGTACACGGGCATTATAACTAGCTAAATCATCCTTATGTTTACGCTCTGCTCTCTGAATCTCAATGTTTGGTAAGAACTTATTATCATACATTGACATTTGAAATACTTCAATGTCGGGATCAGCATCATTATTAGTATTTTCCCTAACTACCAATTCCCTATCTTTTAATAGTTCAATTTCTTCTAGGGTATGCATCAGCCCAACTTCTTCTTTTATACCATGTTTATTTATGGTATGAATGTATCTTTTGGCCTTTTTGTAATGTTCCTTATAAGCCCATGTTAAACCTTCAATCGGAGTAAAGGTGAATAATATATACCCTTCACAATCCGAAGTACGCATGTAGCACTCGTCGTATATAGGTTGGGGATGTTCTTCATCCATCCATATTCCCATACGGGAAGTACCTTGATACTTCTTTCTGCCTGACTCAGCAGATTTAAATCCTATCTCACTCGTATTCTTTAGGAAGTGAATACGGTCGTCCTCTCTCCACTTTTCCCTCATTGACTGTGGAAGGAAGGTATTAATCTTATCCTGTGTAATGTCTCTTGAAGAGGGGAAGTCCAAAGAGCTTACCCAGTACCTCCCTTCCCGACAAAGTTTTGTTATAGGAAATCCATCACTTAAACATTCAGGCAGTATGCCCGTAGCCCTAATAATTGTATCTACTCCACCAACGTGACTCTTACCACTTCTATTCGCACCTAAAAGAACTCTAATTTTAGCTATGCTACGCAGACAAGCTGCTTGGACAAGACCAAGTTCCATACGCTCTAGTACTCTATCTGCTTCTTTTGCAGCTTTAGCTCTTAGGGCCTTTAGAAGTTCTTCCTGTTGCTTGCGTTCCTCTGGTGTCACACTTCCCCCTCAATATCTCATCATTTGTATAGCAAGTCTTTTTACATCTATAGCACGTTCTTATATAATCGAATGTAGCGTTATCTTTATTATAACCTAACTTATGGGGCATATAATAGACATGACCCCCATATACCTCTGAACAAATGCGTTGTTTAGTTGTTTCGCCTCTCATAATAACTACCTCCAAGAAGTCTTTTAATTTCTTTGTTTAGGTCGTCGTCAGACATTTTTTCTAAGTCACTGATTGCCTTCCTATCAACAAATTCTGGAGCTAGTTGCTTAAGCGATTCTAAAGCTCTAAGGTAGTCGGCTGTCTTTTCCTGCCCATCCATCCACCTAGCTATTACCATAGTAAAAAGTCTTACTAAAGTATCTTTATTAACATTTATAGGAGAGTCCATCTGGATAAGGAATTTCATGTTCTCCAACACTTCAGGGGTAAGCATACGATGGGCTTGCTTATTTGCACTGGTTTTGGTACATTTGTGCGTTTCCATATATGCTTCCTCTATGGTATTACAGTCAAGAAGAGACTTGGCATACTTCAGAGCCTTAATCTGCTTCGCTGACGGTCTACCTCTTTTTCCATATCCTTTTGGTTTTGCCACTACAAATTCCTCCTAAATAGAAATTACTTCTTTTTTCTGCGTCTGGTGGTAGCTACCTTCTTTACTTCCTTTTCTTCGACCACGACTTTTTTGACTTTTTTATTCTCTGCTGCCAATTGCTGATTCTTAAAGAAATGATTCATGTCTCTATATACCCCCTTATTATTATTATAATTATTCTGTTCCTCAACCCTTTAAGGTTTCGAAACATAATGTTATGCTTCTGTCGGAAGAACCTCCAGAAGAGAGGAAAACCTATCCCCCTCTTACTCCCCCTTCCCTTACCAACAAGCCTCTACTATACTATATCTCGCACTTTATTTCTAAAATATAACTACCATAACTAACATATTTTACGTAAGTGGTAACCTGTACCCTATTTACAGATAGTGAAAATAGTTTGAAAATAGTTTAAATGTAAGGTATGTAAGTTATATTTATATGATGATACTGCATATAGTTATTGCATACTTACCATATATAAGGTAGAAATATACGTCTCTAGGGGGTCTAACTTAAAGGCTGTAAAAAGTATACCTTGGTAGGTACCCCACCCTTTTTTAAAGAAAGTAGGCTTTTACTTTAATATAAGGAAAGTAGTTAAAGTAGAAAGTGGTAGCTAGGGAAAGAACAATATATAAACTCTCCCCAATATTTTATAATTCTCGTATCCCATCTACCCCCGTCTTTTAATCCCATAATGATATTAAAATGGTATCATTATAAACTGGACACAACAAGAGGGCTTATAACAATACATAGCAGATAATATCAATAGCATTTAATATAATTTAATTAAATACATTATATAGCATTATATAACATTAATGATTATATGAACATGCTCTTTAAATGCATTGTAAGGCATTATCTTTATTGTATTGATACCTTGCTATGGGTTTGTGGTAGATGATAGCCAGGGAGTGATGTATATTATTCATAAATGCTATTCAATAAGACAACACACTCTTTACCCTCCATGTAAAAAGGTATACTTACACTATATTATCCTATTAATCTATTTATTTAATTAATGCTATTGCATTTATCTATTTAATCGGCTATATTCTTATTATGGAAACATTAAAGAAACAAGTAGAAAATGAACTAAATAGAGACAAAAGCTTTGTTTGCATTTCTCTTTACCATTTACTTGAAATACTGGATGGTGAAACAAGACAAGTAAAGCTTGTACCTTATAAAACGGCACAAAGGATTAAAATCTATTTAATGGAGGGAATAAAATAATGAAAACCAAAGACGATAAAATTAGAAAAGCTTCGATAAACTGGATAGACTATCACTCTAATGGTGGTAAACTTTCAGTGAGTGAATATTGCCAAGCGAATAAGAAAGGCAAATAAAATGATAAACTTACAAAACATACAATGGGATAATGAAAAGCAAAAAGCATTTGTTGTGGCACGTATTGAAGAGAAGGCCGTAACATGGAAGCTTA